ATCTGAACTCGTCATGGTTATTAGGTTTTGTAAGTAATGTTTTGGACTAGGTAATAGAGGGGTCATGCAATCTTTTTGTGTGCTTTAATTTTGAGTCGACTTTTTCTGTTCTTCTTTGGATCTTGAAGTCTGCCTTTAGTAGTACTTCCTTTGTAATGAGCAGCATCTTTGCCGTCACCATTGCCATAGGTACCAAGGTCTCTGTTAAGTCGATTCGCATTAACACGTAGTGCTAATCCCTTTTTTGTTTTGTTGTATTCTCTTTGCTGCTTAAGTCTTCTTTGCTTAGCGGCTGGGTTGGATTTGTAATAAGAGCTAGTATTTCCCATAGAGTTTTGCCTGTACTAGGTCTGGATCAACAGTTGGCATAACCTTTGCTAGTTTTTGTAAAGGGTTTCCGTCATAAGCAACACCGCTAATATCATTAGCTTTTAACCAATCACAAGCTGCTTTTAAGTCCTGTGTAGTTGCTTCGCCGCTTTTTATACGACCAAGAAATTCTTTAGTAACTAGATTATGCAACTCGTTAAATTGGGCTTCGGTTGCTTTTTTCTTCATAATTAAGCAGTTCTACTGTTTTTCTTCTTTTTTTTCTTAACCATGTCTTTTAAAGCTGGTTGTATAAAGTCTGTATTCCAAGATTCACGAAATTCTTTTTCTAAATTAGACATTCCTCTAATTTGGTTTTTACCTTGGTTTTTACCTGTTTTAATTCGTTTTGGTGCTGGCATTAAGCTGTCCTCTTTTTAATTTTCTTTTTCTTCTTAGCTTTTTCTATTCTTTTGATTTTGTTATATCTTTCTTGATACCTTTCTTTATCTATTCTGTATAAATAATCAGGTATCTCACGAATAGTTTTTATTTTTAAGATGTTGTTTGCTGCCATTTTTATAAATTTTTATAATGTAAGATCTGAACAATAACTTTTCGTTGCTAACTTACCAGTCACGAAAGCATTAAATCCAATACAAATACGTGGGGTAGTGGTAAGATTGGGCGCAACTTCATGGAACAACGAAGAAGGAAAAATGACAACTGTAGATGCTGGAACTGATACTCTCCAAGAATGTGAGTTAAAGATATTAAAATCAACGTAATCATAATCAAACTTAAACAAGTCTCGAAAACCGGGATCTCCTTCAAAATTTAATAGTGCATCTGGTGGAGTTTGTAGATAGTAAACTCCAGAAAAAATACAATTTTGATGATTATGTAAATGATGCCATTGATTCTGTTTTTTAATTGACACCCAAGAGTTTGTAATTCTGAATGATTGTTTAATTCTTAAAACTTGATTGGTATAGTAATGCAACTCTTTCTCACATATCGTCTTAAAATTATTTAGTTCAGGTAGATCTAAGACTTGTGTGTTTGATGTGAGTTGTGCAGATGTGTTACCTTCCGATGATATATCCAACGATGAGACGTATTCAATCTCTTGTTGTGTTGGTTTATATCCAGTTTCGTTTGCATATACAGGTGATGAAAACAATGGGAGCACCATTGGTTCTGTCATTTATATGCCTAAACCTTTTTTAACTATTGCTAATGCTTTATCGTCGAGGTCATTATCTGATTGCTCAACTAACTTTTGTAAAAGGTCAATGACAAAAGTTTTAAATTTTGGACTTCTTAAAGCAGAAAGTACGAATGGTCTTGCGATTGCTAACATTTTATTTATTTAATAAGGATTGAATAGGAACTACATCACTGCACAAATGTGCAACTCTCGTTCCGGGACGTAGGGTGAACCCCTTACGTTGTAATTCGGCACATTTAAGAGCACGTACCAGCTCATAGTCGAGGCGATCTTTTTGTATCCTTGATTCAGCCATGCGTTCACATTGCTTAGTCAAGTCTCGATTTAAAGGAACTGAGAAGTTTAGTTGAAACCCCCAGTTTTCCGATATGACATAACCATCTTCTGTTTGAGGTTCAGTGTCATTACCCATATAAAATGGGCTAAATGTCATCGTACTGCCGTTGCAAGAAACGTTGCCACCAAAGGATTGTCGGCTAGGTGCTCCATTGTTTTGGAATTGCACCGCCTGATTGGTGACATTTCCCGTAGCTGCTGCGACAGGGTTTGATGAATTATTTGTATCTCCTTCAGCTAGTACTGGACTTACTGAGAGAATACAGAGAGTGAGGAAGTAGTTGAGTTTATTGTGTAATTGCGAGTGTAATCGCGCTGCTCTGTTATTCCTGCTGCTCTTACTGTTGTTTCTAATGTCCACGGTAATGTTGTGTCAGTAACTGTGAATACTGCATCACCACCACTAATACCAGCACTTGCTGATGATGTGATGTTTGAACCAGACCAAGTGTTTACGGCTGCACCGAAAACTTGGACCTGTTCTGTCTCAACGATAGTTTGAGTTGTAGTGGTCGTTGAGTTCATACTCCCTGTTGTGAACTGAGGAGTGACAGTGTTGGCTCTAACTATGCTGGGTGATAACAGAGCTAAAAGCAGAATTAGTTTTTTCATACTTTTGTTGTTGGTTTTTTTGCCATTGGGCATTCTGGTTTTTTACCATTGCCGTTTTTTCCAGTCGTCAAGCCGAAAGTTGCGAGTGCTCCCGTAAACACGCTGGCTACGAAAGTGATATCGCTATTCCCAGATTTCTTTACCATTGGAATTTCAACGTAGTTCATCGTAATGATGAAACCAGACCAGACAACAACGCCTAGTCTGACTACAGTTCCCAGAAATTCTATTTGGTGTTCTTTATCTTCAGCAAGATCTTTTACCTTACTTAAGAAACCTTTGTCTTTGACTGACTTATCTTCTTCCATCCTGTTTTTAATATTGGTTTCATTGCAGTTACAACGTATTTAAACGCTGCTGTAGCTGTCAGTGTTGCAGCCACAGAAACAACCGCAGTTGTTGTTGCCGTTACTAAGATTTCAGTCTCAGGTACTGGCATTTGTTGATCTGTAAAAGGTATGTCTACCTTTCTCATTCCGGGAGATTCCGGCTCTTCAGAAGCAGTTCCTTCAGGTTCTTCCTCTGCTTGTAAATCACTAGGAGGTACAACTAAAGGAATGTAAGAAGGTACGTCTGCTGTTGGTAAAGGTATGGATATTGTTTCTATATTTTCTACTGGTGGTAATACTATGGTGGGTATTTCCATTACTAAACTTGAGGAATAGGGTCAAGTATTGTAAAAACCCAACCTTTAGTATTATCTTTTTGATATAACTCATCGCTCCATCTAAAGTCCTCTAAATCTAAATATTGGTCAAAACCACTAGGAAAAGGTATAGGTGGTTGCCACTCGTTATATGTATCGAGAGTCCAATCTATACCCGGTTTAGCGTGACAAAACACACCTCTTGATTTTTCATAAATACCACCAATTCTTGCCTGATTACTAAGTTCAGTTTTTATCCACTCTACGTTTTCCTCAACTGGTATAGTATCTATAAAATCCTGTTCTGCAATAATTATATTTATAACTGTTCCACTTTTTACTTGTGCAAATGTTGTCATGGCGTATAAGTTCCTGAGCTTGTAAATGTGTGATACGTGTAACCTCCAGAGCTAGTAATAGTACCTCCAGAGCCTTTTGTTGATCCAGCATATCTAATAATGACAATGCCACTACCACCAGATTTACCATTGGTATCATAAGCTCTTCTGGTTGAACCACCGCCATTACCAGTATTAGCTGAACCATTTCCAGAACCACCGTTAAAACCGTTTATACCGGGAGCAGCATAGGTAGTTCCATTTAACCAAGTTCTATCACTGCTAGATAGTGATCCGCCATTACCGCCAAAACTGTAAGGAGCTCCATATGTATAGTCGTAACTAGGGTTGCCGCCATTACCGCCTTCGGCTGGACTATATCCACCAGAGTTTCCGCTACCACCACTAAAGAGAGCAGGGCTCTGCCAACTAATTCCTTGTCTACCGCCGCCGCCGCCGCCAGAACCGCCACTATTACCATTTCTATTATAGCCACCGCCACCGCCACCAGTGGTTGATTGACTGTTAAATGAAGAGTTGCCTCCATTACCAGCACCATTACCATTCACATTCCATGCCAAATATCCAGGCGCAGGCGCACCGGCACCGACAGTTACAGTCATACCACCAGATCCGGGTGTAAGAGTTGCTGTTAAAGCACGATAGCCTCCAGCACCACCAGCACCATATCCTTCACCACTTGAACCACCACCAGCACCGCCGCCACCGCCACCTACAATTAAGTATTGGATGTCATAAGTATTAGCAGTTCCATAAAAATCAGTAGCTAGTTGTATCTCACCAGAGCTAGGTGCATTACCTTTTCCGTGATATTCAGAAAGTTGATGAGGTGCTGATCCTCCATATTCTGCGGCTATAGCACCTAATGAAACTTGACCTGATCCTACTATTGGCATTATTTTGCCTCCAATACTTTTACTCTTGCTGATAGGTCTTTTATCGCTTCAATTAAAATAGAAGTTAATCCACTGTAGTTAACAGCTTTATATTCATTACCATCCATATCATTAACTGTTTTAACAGCTTGAGGTAATACTTTTTCTACATCTTGAGCTATAACACCAGCACTTTCAGCATCATTTTTATTCCACTTAAATGTAACACCTTTTAATGCTTCTACTTTTGTTACAGCATCAGCAACTGTTACTATGTCTTTTTTAAGGTTTTCGTCAGAAGCAACAGTTGTTGAGAAAGCATAAACGTCTCCATCTGCATGGAAGTCACCGTCAGCTTCAAATCTAAACTCGTTACTACCATTAATATTAATATCTAATTTGGAATTATCACCAAAATGAATATAATCATTACTATCTCTTCCTATAATTCCTGTTGTTAACACGTCTTGACCGTTTAGTGCAGATGCTATTTCAGCACCTGTTTGGTCAGCAGTAGCTGAAGCTTCAATTCCATCTAACTTTGTACCATCTGCTGCAACATCTCTGCCGTCAACTGTTCCTGTAGCTGTGATGTTTCCTGTTACGTCAATCCCTGCTGCAAAATCTACATTGTTTGCAATATCAATGTGTCCATCAGTATTAATTATAATTCTGTTTACTGAATTAGTTGTATCGGTAACAATGAAACCTCCGTTAGAATTGCGTACTTTATAATCAGGGTTATTGTCAGAATCAACAAAATTTATTGCTGGTTGTGTTCCAGTAATTGTTAAATCGCCACTACCTAAAGTTCCAGTTGTGGCTATGTTTTGGTCAGATAATAAACTTACAATTTCACTAGCTGATTGGTCAGCAGTTGCACCATTTTCTACGTTAATAAATGATCTAATAGCAGCATCAGAACCATGTCTAATAAAGTTATCGTTTCCAGTTTCTACCATTACTTTTGTAACACCAGAACTTACATCACTAGCCGTAGTGTTAACGTGATTTGTATATATATTTCCAGCAGAATTTCTTTTAACTATGGTACTAGCAGTTGGAGCTTCAGCTTGTTGAACTCCATCTAATAAATCTGCATCTAACCCACTTCCAGCACCATCTACAGTTTTAATAGCTGTAAGTATTTCAGCAGCAGTTTGATCTGCGGTAGCTGAAGATTCAATACCATCTAGTTTAGTACCGTCAGCAGCTACGTCTCTACCGTCAACTGTTCCTGTAACAGTCATGTTTCCTGTTACGTCAATACCAGCACCAACGTCTAGGTTGCCGGGAATGTCTACACCACCACTAGAGTCACGATTTACTAATCTCCACCAACTGCCATTATGAGCAAAGTAAGCGGCTCCTGTATCGTGAACATGAGCAAACATACCATGATAAGTACTTGCACTAGGTAAGTTACCTGTAGTGGCATACACGTTTGCAAATTTAATCTTACCTGTAGTTGTTATATCTTGACTTCCAAAGTCAGGAGCTATCTTAGTTCCAGCTATTGCAGCGGATGTATTAACGTCTGCATTTACGATTGATCCGTCAACTATGTTTGCACTAGCTACGGTTACGTCTGTTGGTAACGCTCCAGCAGCAATCTTAGTTGTTGCTATGGAATCTGTACCTAGTTGTCCAGCGATATTAGCTGAAGATACGTTTGACATATCTTCTCTTGCTAGTGGTCTACCAGCTTGTGTTGAACCGTCATGTACGACGGCTGTATCTTTTGTGATATCTACTGTTAACTCACCTTCGGCACCTGTAAATGATGCGTGCTGAGTTGTAGTACCACGTCTTAATTTTAATAATTTTGCCATTTAAAGTGTACCGAAATCTATTTGTAAGTTGTTTCCACTGACTGTCCCTACCTCAGTAAGGTTCTTATCGTTACAGTCAAGATGATTTGCTAATGCAGGACTTGCATCATTTATTAATCCAGCAATACCGGGAGCTATTCCTACCCATGTACCACCTGTGTAATAGTTAAGGGTGTTAGCTGTGGAGTTGTACCATAGGTCTCCTGCTGAAGGAGATGATGGATTTCCACTTTGTATTAAGTACTCAGCAGCATATCTATTTACATCAGCAATAGAACCAGCAACAGTAGTAATGTTTGAGGCATTAGAAACTGCACTATTTATATTTGATGCGTTTGCAACCGCAGCATTTATATTGCTTGCATTAGTTGCAGCAGCATTTACGTTACTAATATTTGTCCCGACTGCGTTAACATTTGCTATCGCTGTACCAACGGTATTTACGTTTGCAATGTTGGTTGCAACTGTGTCTATTTCAGATGTTGCTTCAGTTAAGTCAGCAGCAACTGTGTTAACAGCAGCTATGTTTGCACCAACTGTATTAATAGAGTTATTTCCAGATCCAGTGTTAACAGCTTCAGTAACAAGACCTAAGTCTTCTTGGAAAGTAACGTGACCAGAAACACTATTAATAGCTGTAATAGTTGCTTGGTCAGGTGTGATAGGTGAGAATCCGTCTCCTGAAGAGCCGTCATAAACCATGACCACTTGGTTAGAAGAGCTATCAAACCACAAGTCACCAATTGTTAAAGCTGTACCATCAGCTCTGGTTGTAGGTGCTGAAGTTGATATCTGATATAAATCAGCAAAGTTCTCAATATCAGCTAAATTATTACCACAGTTATTTATGTTGGTAATACTGCCAGCAACTGTTGTAACCTCAGTAGCTTTAGGAACTAATCTGTGAAAAGTATATGTATTAAGTGTTGATGTGGATTCAACTAATATGCCGAATCCTATAGGTAATACAGAAGGGACTCCAGTAATAGTTACTGTGCTATTGCCAACTGTTCCGTTAGCAATAGTTACAGTAGTGCCACTAGGTGTGTACGCCTGAGTCAAAGCACCAATACTCATTATTGCCGCTTGTCCAGTACCACCTTGAGGGTTGGTATTTGGAAAACTTGTCTCGTTAGCAATAACAGTAAAACCACCAATATCGTCAACAAGGTCAATTATTCTTGCATTAATAGCAGCAGTAGTAGCTACTTTGTCATCTGCATTAGACCATGTAACTCCACTAGCAATAGTTTCTGAAGAATCCTGTCTAAGGAACTTAGCTTCAGCTTCTGTTTCTGTGTAGTATCTACCGTCTAATGCTCCACTTGTGAGTTCTGTTTCTGTAAAGTATCTGTTGTCTAACTGACCGGCATCTAACTCAGTCTCTGTGTAGTATCTGCCATCAGCAGCACCACCAGTTATCTCAGATTCTGTAAAATATAAACTATTTAATTGACCACCGTTAAGCTCTGCTTCGGTGTAATATCTATTGTCTAATTGACCAGCATCAAGCTCAGTCTCTGTGTAATATCTATTATCTAATGTGCCAGCAGTAATTTCACTATCAGTCAATTTATCTGACTGTAGTAATGTTTTTATTTCTGCTGCTGTCTGATCTATTGTAGCCGCAGTTTCAATGCCAGCTAACTTAGTCTGTTCAGCATCACTAAACTCATTAGTATTACTGTTTGCTTCGTATGCAGTTTTTATTTCTGCATTAGTCTGATCGCCAGTAGCACCGACTTCAATACCATCAAGTTTTGTTCCATCAGTTGCTATATCTCTTCCATCAACAGTCCCACCAACAACTATGTTTCCAGTTGTTTGTACAACCTGTGAACCAAAGTTAGGTGAGATCTTAGTACCAGCTATTGCTGCTGAGTTATTAACATCTTCGTTAACAATAGTTTCGTTAACTATGTTTGCACTTGCTATGGTGATGTCTGTAGGCAATGCTCCTGAACCTAGCTTGGCTAAAGTTACAGAATCATCAGATAATTTAGTACCACTTATATTTGCACTATTACTAACATCAGCATCGACGATAGAACCATCAACAATGTTTGCTGAATTAACGGTTATGCCACTAGGTAAGTTTCCTGTAGCAATCTTGCTTTGTGCTATAGCAGCACTTCCACTAATGTCAGCATCGACAATAGTTCCGTCAAGAATTTCAGTAGAGGTTATTTGTCCCTCTTTAATGTCAGCAGTAATTATTTTACTTCTTGCTTCAGCAACACCCATTCTTGCCATATCGTGTAAGGCATTAAGATCGGCTGCTTTAATAGATGAACCAGCAGCAAAAACTGCTGCTGCTGTATTTACATCTGTGTCTCTATATATATGTACGTTTCCAGACCCTGCGGCAGCTTGTGCTCCAAGGGTTACTGTCGTTCCACTTACGGTGTATTCTCCAGAACTTGGGCTGCTTGCTACATAAGTTTGTAAAGCTCCACCAATTCTTACTTTGATGTCGCTTGTTTTTAAATATTCAATTGTGATGGCGTAAGAGGTGGCTCCGCCATTTTTAAATTCTTCAGTTGTTTGTACCGCCATGGGTTACCCACCATTTTTTTTATTTAGGCATTTCTAAAATCTTGTCTATCGTGCCTTTGTTTGCTTTTCTATTTTTTAATTTTTGATTTCTTTCTTCGATAAGGAGCTTTTGGACGTCGTTATCCTGTTTAAGGCTTGCCCAAGCTCGTTTCTTAGCTTTGTCAAATGCTTTTGCGATTCGTTTGTAGTGTGGAAATGATCTTGGTTCGACAT